ATAATGATGATGCTGATTACGTCACATACAAGCAGAAACACATAACTGATAAAAGCATACTTAATATTCATGAGTTTCTAAAAGACACATCATATAAATTTGCAAAATTGATTGGTAATGAAGAGTGGGCTATTCGGTTGATGAATAGGTTTCTTGAAGGGACTAAAGAACTTGTTTGTCTTGTTTGGGAATATAATAATGACTTCAATAGTATCCCTGAAGATAAAAAAGATAAGGTATTACAGTTTGAGATACCTATAGCAGTTAAGAACTATAAAGGTCTTGAAGAAGAGATTAACTATGAGTTTTCAAAGATTACTGGATTCATAGTTAAAAACACTCAGCTATGGTATCGATACCTTGATTAAAAGCATATTTAATATAAAGATTAACACTAATTCCTCCTAAGATTTAGTGGTCGATTTAAGGTAGCAGGATTGATGATCCCCTGCTACCTTTTTTTTAGCATATATATTATAAAAGACTGTAATAATCTTACAGATATATATAATAAGTCGAAGGAGTATTATGTATTGGAATGAGCAGGAAATAAAACCAAAAATAATAGAGTATCAGAATACAATAGATGAAGATGAGAGAAATAAAATATATACAAATCATATACATGAACCATTAATGAAGTTAATTAAAGCACAAATCAATACACATAAGTTTAATAGGTTTGAAGACTTTGATGTATTAATATCAGTTGCTTTAGAGAATGCATATAAGTCTTTAAATAGATATAATGCTAATCATTGGGTAGATAATAAGAATAGATACGCTAGAACGTTTGATTATCTATCATTAGTAGTAAAACAATCAATGTATTACTATACTAAAAAGAATGAATTAAAAAGAAGAAATAAAAACATAGGAGACTTTTATAATATTAATTCAGAAGAAGAAGAGAATAGAAGTCTACATTGGGAATATTTCTGTAGATTTGCTGATAAATACTTTGATGCTTATTTTATAGGTAAACATAAGAACAATCACTATTATGAAATATGGAGCTATTTACGCAATCTAGATTATGAATATGTAGATTTAAATAATAGAGGCTTCTTTGCTATGCTAAGAAAAGTATTCCCTGATTATAATAATTCATCATTTAGAGGAATAAAATACTTCATTGGCGATTTACAATACCATTATCTATATAATAAAATGCCAAAAGAAAGATTAAAAGAAAATCGTAATGTAAAGAATGCATTAAATAAGAATAATACATAAAGATAATATATAATATATGAAAGAGTATTATTTAGTATATAGAATAAAATCAAAATGTAGAAAATGCCCACCAGATGAATTCGAACAATTTGTACAAGAATATGATGATAGATTACTAACCTATGAAATAGGCAAACCAATTATATATAGTAGCTGGGTAGACTTATTAGATTCAATACCAACAAATGACGTAGAAATAAAGGAGGCCAAATGAAATATAAAGGAAAAGTATTAAAAATAAAGAACGATAAGTATTATGTAGACGGTAAGGAAATAAATATAGATGGTAAGAAGATTATAGAAGCATTTCAACAACATGTAGATAATGTATCTAAAAGTACTAAGCCTAAGAAGGTTAAGTTCGGCTCAATAACTCCTAATGCAAATTATGAATTGGAGTTTGAACAGGAGGAAGAATAGTATGTCTGAAGAAGTAGATATACCTAAATGGGTATACCAAATGGCAGAAGATATAGCTGTATATGATTTAACTCACGCTAAACTGACAAAGAAGTATAATAAGGCAAGAACAACTATTTGGAAATATACAAACTTACCAGAAATAAAAAAGATTATAGAGGATAGAAGACAAGAGTTGGTTGAACAATACAGATCCAAGATGAATACTCTAGTAAGTAAAGCCTTTGATACTTATTATCAAGCACTTCATCAGAATAAAATGGATAAGTATAAGTTTGATGCAGCTACTACACTATTGAAGTCATTAGGTTTATTAAATGATAAACAACAGGTTGAACATAGTGGTGGTCTAACTGTAACAATATCCAATGAATTAGGAAGAGAGTATAAATAGTTGAATATTGCTATAATAGAGGGTATTATTATATGGGTGCAGTAGTTACACAGTTATTTTCTGAGAAGCAGAAAGAAGCATTAAGACTCCTACACTCAGATGCTACAAATGTTATGTTGTTTGGAGGCAGAAGATCGGGTAAAACATATGCTATATTATCAGATATAGTAGCTGCAGCATATCAATATCCAGGCTTACAAGCATTGATTGCTAGATCAGCTTTATCACACGCTAAAGCATCTATATGGAATCAAACATTAAATGATGTATTAAAGGGTTATCCATCTAATACATATAGAAAACATCCAGGTGATTTAGTATTAGTAGTTAAGACTAACCCAGAATCACGTATAGTATTTGGTGGATTTGATGATAAAGAAAGAATAGAAAAACAATTAGGTCAGGAGTTCGCAATCATATATGCTAATGAGTGTTCAACAATATCATATGACGCAATCTTATTATCACAATCATCATTAGCCCAAAATATACCTGGTTTCAAGAATAAGTTTTATTATGATATGAACCCTCCAGCTCCAACACACTGGACATATAGATTATTCATATCAAAGTTTGATCCTAAGAGTGATGAAGAAGTAAAGAGACCAGATAACTATAAGTCTCTATTAATGAATCCAATGGATAACCCTTATTTAGATTCTGAGTATCTACAAACATTAGATGATTTACCAGATAGAGAAAGAAGAAGATATAAGTTTGGTGAATTCGTTAAAGTAGAGGGTGCTATATATGATGTATTGGATGTGAATAAGCATGTAATAGATATAGAAGACTTACCACCTATGCAATATTATACAGTTGGTATAGATAATAGTGGTACAAACTTTGCATCTATATTAATAGGTTATAGTGGAGATAATATATATGTATTAGATGAGTATCATGCATATAGAGAGACTATGCAAAACTTTGATGCTACAATACAATATAAATGGAGACAATATAATTATACAGCATATCCAGACCCAGCTGCTGCACAGTTGAATGATTTAATATGGAATGTAGCTAAGACTGATAATGCTGTAGAACCAGGAATAAACTATATTCTTGATAAAATACATAATAATCAATTCTTTTTATTAAAGATAAATAATAGAATAAATACTCCTGAACTACTATCACAAATGGATTCGTATAGAAGAGATGATAAAGGACGTATAGTTAAAGAATTGGATCATGCATGCTTTACTGAAGATACAAAAGTAATAGTAAGAAATGGTATTAAGAATATAAAAGATGTAATGATTGGAGATGAAGTACTAACACCTAATGGATATAGAGAGGTTTTAGACTCAGGACAGACTGGAATAAGAGAGGTTATGACATATACACAGGGAAATAAAACTTTATTTGGTACTCCTGATCATCCAATATACCAGAATGGCATAAAGATTCCGCTATCTAAAGCATATTTAAGTACATCAGATACTACGGAGGACTTATGCAAATCGAATACATGCCTGCAAAGAGTGAAAAAGGAACAGTTGCTTTATGGAATGGCAAGAGATATTATAAATCAAATAAAGGATTTTACTATAGACTCCAATTCTCAGATAAAGCTCGATACTTACATAGAGATGTTTGGGAATACTATAACGGGACTATTCCCGCAAGGCACATCATTCATCACAAGGACAAAAATAAAAACAATAATCATATTGACAACCTTGAATGTCTTACTTATACACAACATAGCCAACGTCATGAAGATATTTACAAGAATCAAGTCTTCAGTGAAAAGTGTCTTAGGAAAGCTGCTGAGTGGCATAGGTCAGAAGAAGGAAGAGCTTCACATAGAAGAGCAGCAAGAAAGTATTGGCCAGAATGGGTTGAAAGAACTTGTGAAGTATGTGGCAAAAAGTTTATGCAGAAAAACCAAGGACCCAAAGCAATTGCTAGAACATGCAACCATTCCTGTGCTGGAACACTTAGAAACCGCAATAGAAAAAAGTAAAATACCTGTCTATAATATCACAGTAAAAGATGAACACAAGTATTATGCCAATGGATTCCTCGTAAGCAATTGTGATGCGCTCCGGTACGGTATTTATTCACATGCACGTTATGGTGCTTCAATCCTTATTGGAGGTAAATAATGGATCTATTTAATAGAGACAAAATAAGCGAATTAGAAAATAAACTAACAGAAACAAAGGAAGAGTTTAATGATTATTATAGTAAATCAGTAGATGACTTCAATAAGCTTGAGAGTATGATTATGAGAGAACAAGGTCTTACATCAAGTTCTATATCTAAACTATATTCAGATTATAGTAAGATTGGGGACCCATATGATCATAATATATATGTACGTAAATCAATAGATAAAATAGCAGGTTCAATATCAGGTGCTCCATTCTCTATAGTAGATCTTAATGATAAAGAACTACCAGCTAATAATCCAGCTACTAGATTATTCAATTACATATCACAATATGATACACCGTCGGACTTCCTATTTGAGATTGTACGTAATCTATATAGATTTGGTAAAGCACATGTTCATTTATCAGAAGAGAAAAGAGTAGGTACAAAGTTGCCTCAGGTATTAGATGTACTACCCTCTAATAAAATATCAGCTAAAACAAGTAATGGTATTCTATTATATTGGGAATATAAAGAGGGTGGTAGGACTATACGTTATCAACCTGAAGATATACTATTCATACGCTTCAAACATCCAGAGAAACTATTTGATGGATTAGCCCCAGGGTCCTCAGCTGTTAAGGAGATCCTACAGGATTTCTTTGCTCAAATGTATAATATAAAGTACTTTCAGCAGGGAGCACAAGGTAAAGGTGTATGGAGAGCTAAGGATGGATTTGATTTAAGTCCACAACAACAAAGAGAAGCACAGTTTGCAGCCGATCAAACATACAATAAAGGATTAGAGTCTGCACATAAAGAACATATTGTAAAGAGAGATTTAGAATGGATACGTACATCTGATAGTCAAAAGGATATGGAGTTCCAAGCCCTATTAGATAAGATGAGGGATAGAGTATTAGTAGTATATGAGATTCCTAAGGTATTATTTGCTTCATCTGAATCTACATTTGCAAACTTAGAAGAAGCTAAGAAGATGTTCTGGACACAGACATTACAACCTATAATGAAGAAGATTGAAGATGCATTCAATACAAACTTATTTGAAGCTTTAGGCATCCCATATAGACTTACATTTAATAGAGATGAGATACCTGAACTACAAGATGATGTATCTAGTAAGTTTGATAGTGCTAAGAAACTATATGATATGAATGTTCCATTATCTGTAATCAATGAAGTATTAGGATTAGATTTACCTGAATGGGAAGGTATGGATGAGAGACCTCAAACTCCACAACCCCAATTCTTTGATGCAGAAGGTATAGTTAAAGATGCTATTAAACAATCACATATTGAAGAAGAAAAGAGAATAGTTACTGATGAAACTCTTATAAAGATGGAATATCAGAAATCATTAGAGACTATGCTTACATATGAGAGACAATTAAATAACAATATAGTTGCATTCTTTAAAGATAAATATAAAGAGATTGAAGAGTTTATGAAAGAGGATGAAGTAAAGAGTGTAAATAAAGGATTAGTTGATCCTGATTGGATTGATAGATTTATTAGATGGATAAAGGATAAGGATTGGAGACAAGAATTCTTTGATAGGATTAAAGATCAGATACACGGAACATATGAAAGAGGTAGATATAGAACCTATTGGGGATTAGGAACAGACTTTAGTCAATCAGATTTAAAGGCTAGTACTTGGTTAGCAAATAGATCACTACTTCTTAAAGACAGCCCTGAAGAAGTAAAGAGTATATTAATCAAACACTTACAATCAAATGCATTTACTATGGATGAGATTGCTAAAGAGATTGATAAGAAATGGAATGATGCTGCTAAACATAAGTCAAAGTTGGTAGCAAGAACAGAAACAACAGCTGCATTTAATGGTGGTAGAGTTGAAGGTATGAAGGAGTTAGGTATTAAAAAGAAACAATGGGTAAATAGTGGTGATGGATCAGTTAGACCAACACACCAGATATCTGAAGTTGTACACGTTGATGAAAAGTTTTCAAATGGATTAATGTATCCAGGAGACGGTAGTATGGGAGCTGGAGAAGTATGTAATTGTCGATGTAGTATAACATCTTATTTAGAATAAAAGAAGGAGGCATCTTATATGCAAAAACAAGTTGAAATAAAAGAGTATAAAGAGATTGACGATGAAGTCATTGAAATACTTGCATCTGATGAATCAACAGATAGAGACAATGATGTAATAAAAGCTGATGGTTGGGAGTTCTCAGGTTGGCTAAGGTCTGGATCTTTATTATACGGTCACGACCCATCTAATCTACCTATTGGTTCAGCAGAAGGAGCTAGAGTAACAGATGGTAAGCTATATTTATATAGTAGATTAGCTAAAAAGGGAACATCAGAATGGCATGATACTATTAGATCCCTATTAGAACAAAAGATTCTAAAAGGTGCATCAGTTGGATTTAAGCCATATGAGTATGAGAATAATGAGTTTGGCGGTAGGACATTTACAAAGTCTGAACTATTAGAGATATCATTAACACCGGTACCTGCCAATATTAATGCACAGGTCATACTACGCGGTATGGATATATCAGATGAAACAAAAGAAATGTTGATAAAGAAACCTGAATCTATGGAAGAGGAAGAGACCTTGGATGTCGAACCTCAAGAAACCAAAGAGGATAAGTTTCTTAAACTATACAACTTAATGAAAAAAGGAGTAACACACTATGAGTGATTTACAAAACACAGATAATATTGATGAAGCAGTTAAAGACGTAAAGTCAATGGCTGAAATGCAGAAACAACTTACCGAGCAGAATAAACAGTTCAATGAAAAGATGGACAAGTTTCTTGAAGCTCAAGCAAACATCAATAAAGCAATGGTTAGAGGAAATGAAGAGGAAAAAGAAGTCGGTAAGTTTTACGGCTTTACCCAAGCAAAGAATGAGATAGCACAAGGTAAGACTGCTTTATCACCTTATTGGGATCAGAAAACAACTGATAGGTTTAATCAATATCTAAATATGGTATATGAAAAAGACTATGATGGTCTTAAGAAAGAATTTGGTGATAATGTACAGACTAGCCTTTCAAACTGGACACCAACAGAGTTTAGAAGCGAAATCGTAAGACTAGCTTATCTACAATCTCTTGCTTTACAGAAATGTACTATTGTCCCTATGGGTAGAGATAAAGTTCAAATGCCTGCACCTACTGGCAACTATACAGTAAGTTGGGTATCACCTGGTGGAGCAATCACAGACAGTAAGATGGCCCCTGGATACATTGAATTGGATTCAGCTAAACTTGCTGGTCTTGCTCTTATAAATAAAGAAGATTTAAATGACAGTGCAGTACCTATTGCAACATTTATTGCTTCTCAAATGGGTGAAGACTTTGCTAAGAAGATTGATAAAGAAGTATTCCAAGGTGACGCAAGTGGTTCAGATCAGTTTGATGGCCTTGAATATGCAACATCAGTGAACACTATAACTGGTGATGTTGAAGCTGCTGCATTCTCTACCTTCCTAACTGAAGCTCATTTACTTGAAGCTGTTGGTAAGTTGGATGATAGACAGATGGCTGGTGCTGAATGGTTTATGACTAACTCAGCTTGGAATGCTGTTAGAGCTATTGAAGATGGTGCATCAAGTAAGATTATTAGACTCAATGAAGCCTATACTTATGACCTTCTTG